CGTAAAACCCAACCGATCCTAGGTTGTCAAGACATTGGTTGATCAGTGTCAAGGGACGATTCTACAGGGCTGATCGATATCAGAGAATCTGCGGTGAGGACGGTTCTGAAATGAACACCTACACTATAGAAAGGAGTGGCGAAGGTCATGTACAAGACAGCTTCTAGCTTTAAGGTGCGTCCATATAGAATGCACCGCCTGGATGATTATTGTAAACGGATGTCTAGTGATAGAGATCACGTACAATATGATCCAAATGTGGCAGCAGTGCTTAAAGCGCAGGGTTACGATTGGACCGAAACTCCACGGTCTATTTATAAAGTCGAAAAACTGTATGCAGCACTAGACAAGTACACACCAGGAAGGATCCAAGATGTAGTCTCCACTGCAGAGGTGCAGCATGGGATCTCGCTCGCACGTGCTTGTTTTGCCAAACCTCGAGGCGAAGCGTATCTTACACCATATCCCCTGACGATTGACGTCGTTGATATGCTGACCAGTAATCCTACCGGATCTGCTGGATTAACAGCTTGGGGTGTTAAGAAAGAAGACGCTATGTTGAGAGGATTAGAGCGTGGAGAACAAACTCTCTTAGGTGTAAAAGCTCCTGAGCCCTGCATTGCGTTTACACGCACGCAGTTTGATGAGAAGACTCGACTGGTCTGGGGTTATCCCTATTCCATGACTGTTCTTGAGGGTATCATCGCCCGTCCCTTAATCGAGAGGTTTAAGGGCTCATCAATTACACCAATGGCATTCGGAATGTCAACCCATAAGATGGGGTCAAAGTTAAGAGTTGCTGCCAGACATTCGAGGTACGCTTATTCAATTGACATGAGTTCATTTGACTCATCTATATGTCAAAAGTTAATAAGAATATCATTTGGCATCCTCAAAACTTGGTTTGACTTAACTAAGGTTGAACCTACCACAGGGAAGACTTACGGCGAAGTGTTTGATGTTGTTGAGAATTACTTCATTCATACACCAATCGTCATGCCAGATCACAACTTGTACCTTGGAAAAAGGCATGGTGTTCCTAGCGGAAGTTACTTCACCCAGATGGTGGATTCCGTCGCAAACGTCATCATTGGCGGGACAATATCAGCAAAATTCCACATGAATGTGGACAAGACCGACATTTTCGTGTTGGGCGATGATCTACTGCTATGGTCAGATCGTAATGTTGATTTAGTTGCCCTTGCGAACTATGCCTCTTCGACGTACGGAGTTGAGTTTAACCCGAAGAAGTCTGAAAAGTTCTTTTGGTCTGATACGATCAAGTACCTTGGAAGACTTTGGACGAAGGGAATTCCTGATCAAAGCACTGAGAAGATCATTGCGAGAATGGTGTACCCTGAAAGATTCAGAACGTATTCGAAGGAACCCGAAAAAAGAGAGAGGGAGGTTAAACTTCTTATCGCAGCATTTGCAGGTACGTACAAAAGTGCAAACCACTTTCTTAAGCTTGCGAATGGAACAAACGGTACGAGGATTGCCCCCAACGCCGACGACATTATCGTATTTAGGGACGCAGGTGAGGTGAACCCAGATCATCTTTCTGGTTTGCAGAGATATAAGATGATATATGGATCATC